GAAAGACAGGGGGGGTAGCGCTTGTGGCTAAAAAAACGCCCTGTGACCGATTCCCCTTGCGTGTATTGCACCGCTTACAACAGGCAACAGCGTTGTCAGGGCTTACAACCAACTCAGGCGCTTTAGAAATTGGGATAACGTGGTCAACCTGGTCTGCATCTTGGCCACAGTAAAAGCATACGTACCCATCACGCTGCAGTATCTTGGTACGGAACCCGTCACGGTATGCCCGCTTTAGTCTAGGGTCACCACGGTTGGCCATTAGTAATGCCCTACCTTCTTATGTCTATCTAACGCTTTGCACGTATCACCTTTATAAATCCTATGATGATTGATGTATTTGATGCCTAAGTCTATCTGCTTATATGGATTAGTCTCTGTCATCTTTAGCAGCTGTGGAATACCAAACGCACTACTCTTGGCGTTTTTAGCTGTAGATGACCAGTTACTCTCTAAACGCCATAACGTCACCAAACACCTATATTGCTTATCATTACCTAACTTCATATGAGCATAGAGTTTATAGCTCTCTATGTTTGGATCGTAAGCCTTTGCTGGCGTAATCCCAATTACACAATACAGCCCCACAAGCACCAAACATCGCCTGCGAGCTATCCGCCTCAGCGGCTCGCCAGCGAGTTGTGATGCTAGCGTAGATGTCAAGCTACTAGCGAGTATGTGGATAAGTTGAGCGTATCGTCTGCGTGTCGTCCACAGGTTTTTGCCGGCTGTGGATAACTCCTGTGGATAACTATTTAGCATCCTTGCCCCAACCTGTGCCCCTAAATATGGCACCTACTGGGTCATAAATACGGCGCATATCAAAGCCACAGCACTTAGGTATATTTACATCGTGTATAGATCGCTGCACCTCATAGCGTATTGAGCAGCTAATACACTCATACTCATACATCGGCATAGGTAACCAATAGGCAAACGCTCATTTTGCTACATATTTTGCATTGTAAGACTTTTACGTTAGCAGGCAGGTTATCTGTAACTATGCGCTCTATCTGCTCGGTTATTTTCTTACAGCTACGGCACTCAAAGCGTATGGACTCGCTCATAAGCCGTATCTCCTATCATCTCCAGGCTAGCCATTGGCTTTAGCTGTGCGTTAGGTACGAGATAACAGCCTGGTAAATGGTGTTTACCGTAGGCCTCTGTTTTAGCTTCTTGAATGGGATACCAACCCACAATAATAAAAGCGCTTATATCGCCAATAACCAATACGCCATAATCGCTATCACGATCTCGGTGACGTATAAGTAAATCGCCTTCTTTTCTATGGGTGTATTTGACCTCGATATTAGCCCCGACATCGGCCTCATCTTTGTAAGCGCTGTTGCTAGGCATATAGTCAGTTAAACCAAAATACTCAGCTACGGCTATCTCAGCTGCAACGTAAAGTACCTGGCGATTAACAAAAGCCTCAAAATCACCGCCGTTAATCTGTTGTGCATAATTCGTATTAGTTTGCCCGTTAAAATGAGGCAAAAAGTTTCTAGCCCTCTGTGCCCCATATTGCTCAGCTATTAGGCGTTGATATTCATCTAATACTATTGTGATCATCGGCAGCCTTTGCAAAACCATATGATATTTTCAAAGCTGTTTTTTTGATAGCCAAACTTATCTAGCTGTGCCACGGTAGCGCACTTATCGCATTGTTCAACCTTGTACTCAGCTGCTAACTCACCGTTAACAAAGAGTTTGCCTGTCATCTCTTTAAGGTTAATTAACTCGTAGCTATCGCTCATACCTGGGGCGCCCAACCTGTAGATGTCTGCATATACCAAACGGGGTCACATTGTGTTGCCTTGCTCTTTTCGATACAGCTGTAGTTGCCCCACTCTTTGCCTGTCTTAGCGCTAGTGCCTGTACGCCATACACGGGCACCGTGTTTACACTCAGGTTTGCCCTGTAAGTAGATGCCGCCTAACTCGTTTTTAACTGCCTCTATAGTCTGTGCCACGGGTGTAGTAGCCCATAAATCATCACTAACGGGTGCTACATCTTTAGTGCTAAGCGCCTCTACCTTTTCCATATCCTGTTTAGTACTACGAGCAATACCGCCAGGTGTTAACAGACCTAAAACTCTTCCATAAGCGGAAGTCACACAGTTTTCTACCCAGAAATGGAGGTTTACGCCTCTGTCGCTACGCACCTCTAAAGCATAATCAACGGCGCTGGGTAGATGATCTTCGTATTCTTTGTAGGCCTCAGCCTTAACAAGAATATAACCTTTTGTTATATCTATATCTTCAATATATGCGACTAGGCGTAAGGTCGGATATTCTGCACGTGCCCTAATAATGCGGGCGTTGACATCCTCGTATCCTTCAAGAAAGTTACTCACTTGGCTACCTCAGCATCTCTTAGTGCCTTAGCGATATTACGGCCACGTAGGTAACCTTCACCCAGGCCTACTTTGTAACCCATTTCATAAGCTGCGTAGATAAATAAGCCCATAAACAGGCAAACCATACCCACCACTATTAAATCTAAACTGTTCATCTTTCGCCCTTTGTTAAGGCCGATGCGCTACTTATCCGAGTAGCCCTCTCGGCGTGTGTAGTTAAAGTATGAACCTACCCACCGACAAAAGGCAACGCGACACGCCCTACTTAGCTAGCCTGTCCTCTAGTAACAGCTCGTAAATCTTGTCCACGCGAATCTCTATGCGCTCAACGCGCCCTACAAGGTTATGCCCGCCGTTACCGTCGGGCTTTAGCTCAGATAGGTAGTACTTAACAAGGTGCCGCACAAGCCCAGCCATAAGCCCTGAAAGGGTAGCGATCCCCAACGCTACCGCTATGTATGCCTGGGCCTGTGACACTTACTTAGCGCCTATCCCAAGTTGCTTTTCATTAGGTGCTATAGCTTTAAGTACTGGCCCAATAAGTCCAGCAAGAAAAGCATTAGCTAATACCTTAGGATCTGTAATTCCGCTAAGGTATAACGCACCTACGCAGGCAAGCGCCGCACGTAGGTAAGACAAGGCCGCAGCCTTTAATTGCTCTTTCATTTATTCGCTCTTTTCTAGCCCTAATTTAGTTATTAACTCTGCAACCTTTGCAGGGCCAATACTTATTTCAAAGTGCATTTCATCTTTTCTAGTCCAATCTCCGCCCCAGGTTAACCCGTACTTTTTAGCTAGCGCACGGATCATAGGTACCTTGCTGGCCTCAAACGTACCTACCTTGCCTAAAGGGTGTTTAGTAGCGTTAAGGTCTATAGCTGTGCCGCTAGCGTGGTTACTTAGTTTGCCTACCACACCTCTTACGTCTCTGTAGGCATAGCCCCAATCATCAAACGTGCCGCCCTCTATTGGCTCTATTAGCTCGTTAAACTCTTTAGCAAAGTTAATAAGCAACGGCGCTACCTTTTCAGCGCAGCGTATTTTAAGGCTTGTGCCCTTGACCTTAAAAGGCTTAACGGCTATCTCAGCCTGATCCTTAGATGCTGGCCAGCCGTTGTAACTAGTCTGCACGTGGCACTATCCATTGGCAGGTTGCCTCATCAAAGCCAGTAGCATTATCGGGCTCAGGTGCTATAAAAGCATCTCTAACAGCATCATAGGTATAACCAACACCTGCATAGTTTTTGCGTATATTGCCATTGTATGAGGTTTGTATCCAGTTACCGCCAAAAAGTTGCTGACAAAACTCCACGCCTTTATTTTCGGACTCTACGCCGTCCTCTAATAATTCTTGATTAGCAATTACCACTACCTGAATTACTAAATTGTTATTATCTAGTTGAGCAAAATGCGCCATTAGAAAGTTACGCTCCCGCTTCCGGTCCATTGGTAAATATGATAGCCGCCGCTTGTCGTAATTGTTGGTGAGCCTGTTGTTGCACTAGCTAAAGAAAAAGCGTCTGAATATCTAATTGCGACAAAGCCTGAGCCTCCCGCTCCGCCTGAGCCGGGTGCCAATTCTCGACCTCCACCGCCGCCGCCTGAGCCCGTATTTACCGTTGCAGGATTACCGCGTGATCCGTTAGTTGTACCGTTACCGCCTGCTCCGCCGCCGCCTGTACCACCTGCCGCGCTATTAGCCGTAGCGCCGTTGGAATTACCACCACCACCACCGCCTGCACGAGTTACAGATGATCCAGTTATTGAAGATGCCGTGCCGTTACCGCCTGCTCCGCCATCGCTAGAGCTTGCGTTGTTTGTACCTACTGCACCTGCTCCGCCACCACCGCCTGAGCCCGAGGTAGTTGAGTTACCGCCGGCGTTACCTTGCCCTGCGGTCCCTGCTTTACCTGAATATGCATTAATTCCTGAAGCACCACCGCCTGAGCCGCCTGTACCAGCGTTATTAGTATTACGACCGCCGCCCTCGCCGCCGGCGCTTGATGTAATGCTTGAAAATACCGAGGCGTTTCCTGCCGTTCCAGCGTTACCACTAACTGCACCGCCTGCACCGCCTGCCCCCACAGTTACAGTAAGTGTGCCGCTAACAGAAAAACCCGAAGCCGTACGATAACCGCCTGCTCCGCCTCCGCCGCCGCAATCTGCACCGCCGCCGGCTCCACCTGCAATTACTAAATACTCAACAGTAGAGGGCGGTGAATACAAATGGCCGCTTATCTGACTTGCCATAATTCCTAGCATTGGTGTCATTATGCAATATCTCCAAATACAATCCAAGAGTCAGCAGCTAATTTCTTGCACGTTGCACCTGAGTTAACTACACGTAATTTAGGTGTTGCACTTGTGCCCCCTGTAGATATTACAGTTGTAGTGCCTGGGGTTACAGCTCCGATAGTTGGTTGGCCTGCGCCTGTGATCCAAAATACATTTATTTCTGTACCTACTGCAAAGTTAAAAGTAGCATCTGTTGGGATATTAAACTGCTGCGTGGCAGCATTATTCATTGAGAATATATCGCCCTGGTCACCGTCTGCAAAAGTATAAGCGGCAGTTTTTGCGCTATAAGTTGTAGCTGCTAAAGCTACTGTAGGTACTGGCCCTGTTGAGTCTGTAACTGTAATGCCTATGCCTGCGTTTATACCTGTTACATCGCCTGAGGCACCGCTTGCTACCCACGCTGCACCGTCATAAAACCAAGTGCTATTAGTATCTTTAGTAAAAGCAAACTGGCCTTCTTGCGGTGAGGTAATAGCTGAGTTACGCGCCGCCTCTGAGGCAAAGACTAAGATACCTTGCATTAGGTAGCCGTTAGTGTCAGCTGCCGTTAATACCTCGCCAGTAGTAAAGGTCTTAAAACCTAGTCCAGCTGCCATTTTATTGCTCCTTAATAACTTAATACGCCGCTGTCAAGCAGGCCGTATATTGCTGAGTCTAATATAAAGCCGTCAATAATCGGCTCTAAAGTGGTGAGTGTTGTTTTCCAGCTGTTAGGCGTAATGCTCATAGCCACGCCAAACACCTGCAAAGTCTTAGTTAGCGTTGATCCGCCAGGCTGGTTAGTTGTAATGGTTACAGGGTCAAAGTAATCGAGGTCTAGCGCTGCAATAATGCCTAAGTTGTAATTATCGGTATAGAGGTCTAGCTGAATAGCATCGCATCGGATACTAGTCTCAGCCCTAGATGCAACGTATGCCTGCGCGTAATCCAGGGCCACGGCATCGGTTTGCATTAGTAAGTTTTGCTGGTTGTAGCTATGGATAAAATACTTATCTATGCTGGGCTGATTTATGGCTACCTGAGCTGTGCCACCTGTGCGGGTAATGCTAGCCGAGTTGTAAACTAGGGTATCGTCAAGGCGCCACACCGCATCAAAATAACTAATATCTGTGCCGTTATCGTTAAATACTGTAGGCGTAGCCCCTGTACTGCCAGCCGTAACGCTACGATCTTGAAAGACAAACGAGCCAGCGGCATCTACATACAAGGCGCCGTACTCGCTAGTCTCTACGGTCTGCATAGCTGCAAGGCTTGTGCGGGCTGTGCCTGGGTCTGCCTGCATTGTGGTTAGCCCCGCATCTACATCACGCATAGAGGCTGGCCAATCAATAGCATCTAACAAGGCGTTAATTCTTGTACCGCTTAGCTGACCCGCTGAGGTGCCCGCTACTGTGCTGATTTGTGCATTTTGTGCCAGCCTAAAGGCATCTACAGCTGTAATAGTTGTATAAACTACATCAAGGGCATTTTTAGGTGTGCTAGTTGTATAGGTAGTAATAAAGCCAGCAAAGATAGGGTAAGTAGTCGCGCCGTATGTAGCCGTAATCTGTACTTTGCGCATAGGTGTTAAAAGGTTGTAATACGGGCTACTAGGATTTTGAGGGTTAAAGTCTCCATTTTGGTCAACGATACGCATAGTAAGAGTGCCCGTTTGGAATTGGTCAGCCTGTGGGTTACGCCCGCGCTTTGTCTGAATACTATCAACTACGTCAGATACGTCCACAATTACGCTAGCTGCATCTGCCAGGATATTGGTGCCTAGTATGCCTTGATCTAAAATCATAGCCTGCGCAAAGGCTGGGCCAGTACTAAAGTTAATAACGGCGTTAATTACGGGTACGGTCATAATGCCCCAGCAAAGTTAAGGTTATTGCCAAACCTGTTATTTTCTTGTACAGCATTTTGTACTACTTCAATAAGGCCGCTGGTCTTATCTACTACAGTTACGGTTACGTTGGCACCTGATCCATAGCCTGCGCCGCTGTTCATATTAGCGCTGTAGCCGCCAAAATCGCCTAGTTTCTTTTGGAACTCTACTAAAGATAAAAAGTCGTTATAGTTTTGTGCATCTAAAGTATCTGCCATAACCGTAGCTAAAGTTGTAACGGCATCTGAGTATTCTAAAATAGCCTCTATAGACTCATTACCTGTTAGTTTGGCTATTGGAGTAACGTCTTTTATACCAAAATCTTTTTTACCGCCTGTGCCAGTAGTGCCTGTTGTGCCTGTTGTGCCAACTTTGCCAGTACCGCCAGCCAGTAAATCCATCATTGCTTTAATCTTGGCAAGAGCTAAATCTAAGTTTAATTGATCTATAAGCTCTTTAGGCATCAAACTATCTAAAATTGTTTTAATGCTCAGCATTGTAAAGTTTTGGCTCTGCAAGGCGCTCAATACCTTTAAGTCAGCATTAAGTTTAGCCGTGGCTGCAATAATTGCCTGGGTGTCTTTAGATGCTATTGCCTCTTCTAAGGCTAAAATATCTTGTTTAATCCTCAAACGGGCTACATCATTAGCTATAGCCAAAACTTGTGCGCCTGTAGTGGCCTTACCCAGCGCCTCTGCCTGGCTTACTAAAGCGGCATTAAGTTGGATTTTCTCCATATCAAAAATCTCTGTGCCTTTGCTTAAAGCTAATTGCGCTGCCACCGTTGCTTTGTCTAGCGCCGCTTGCTCTTTCTTTGATTTTGCTAAAGCTGCAGCGGCTTTAGCTTGTGCTTGTGTCTCTTTAGTAATTTTTTTAGCCGCAGCAAGGGCAGCTGCATCTTGTGCTTTTTTACCCTGATATGAGGTAGCCATACCTGTAGCAGCAAACTTACCCGCAGCCCTAGCTTTATCCTGCGCTTCAAACTCTGCAAAGGCTTTGTTAAGATCGCCAAACATATTGAAGGCACCGCTGCCAGTAATTATGTCTAATACTCTTGCAAAGCGTGCAGCGTAAATAATGGCAGTACCTATAGCACCACTCATAGACTCTATAAGGCTAAGAGTTTTAGGCAGGCCACCTTCACCGCCTAAAATTGCAAGGGCATCTACTAAATCTTTGCCTAGTGTCTCGGCTACGTTTGCAGTTGCTACGCTTAACTTGTCTAACGATCCTGCGTAGGAGTCAGCTGCTATCTGCGCCTGGCCACTACTGACCTTAGCTACCTGGGCTAAAATCTCCTCAAAGCTCATAGCTGCTAGCTCAGCTTTTGTCAGGCCTAGCTGGTACTTCATTAGGCCACGCGTATTACCCTGGTAGGCCTTTGATAAATCTGCCGACACGCTTACAACGTCAACGCCACTCATCGCGCTAAGGTCAAGGGCTGTGCGTAGTAAATCCTGTGACTTAATATAATCGCCCGTACTGGTCAGTAACATCTGATAGGCAGGGCGTAACTTGTCATCGAGCACGCCCGTTTGGCGCTCTAAGTCACTTATAAACTTTGTTACCGCTGGGTCAGCAAAGGCTAGCCCTAAATTATTGAGAGTTTTGCTTAGTACCTTAGCGGCTTTGTCATCGGCTGCAAAAGCCTTAACAGCCTGCATCGCACCTCTTGCGCCAAAAGCAATACCAAACGCCCCAGCTAAACCTTTTACGCTTTTAGTAAGTGATTTAGTAGCGGTCTCTGCTTTACTAAAAGCCTTTTTGCCTGTGTACTCGGCAGCTATATTTATTACTACTGAAGGATCAACAGCCATTACTTAACCCCCATAGCATTATAAAACTTAATCTTTGAGTTTTCTATAGCCTTTAATACAGCGGCGTTAGTCTTGCCGCCGTCATTGGCCCAAGCTCTAAAGATTGCACGGCCTCGCATTTTACGGGATCGTTTGCCTGCGCCAGTTTGATTATTGGCATCTACTATCTGACCGTCCGCGTTTATAGCATCTATAAATTGTTTACCTGCATACGGGTTTGCGCTGCGGCCTTCATTTTTATTACCTGAGCGCACCATTTTGCCAAAATCTTTGTGGCCAGGATACACAACAGGTTTTAAGCCTGCCTGATCTCTGCCCTGAGGATTAAGGCGCCCCGCTGTCTCATAGATTGCACCTGCGGCGCTGTTGTTTACGATACGAGCTACAGCTCTAAAACCTTGATTATTAGGTTTGGAAGGTGAAGTTTTATAACCTATGCCGCCTTTAGCTGCACGGGTATCCCATATTGGAAATCTGCCCGTGCTTGTAGGGGCTTTGCCCCAACCCGATAAAGGTGAGCTACTTGGCACAAAACCTCTAGCAGTTTTAACGATAGGGGCTAAAAGGCTGGCTAACTCTTTACGAGTCTCTTTCGCTAACTCAGGGCTAAACTTTTTAATAGCCTTGCGTAGCTCAAGGGCGCCTCTTACCTCTACTGGCATTTTGCTGCTCCTTAGCTTTATCGCTTAAAACTTTTAACATATTCTTAAACATCTCTGCATCAAGGTCTAGTAAATACTGGGGCGCGATGCCCGTTTCTACGGCTAGCTGTGCGACCAGGTAACCAAAACTACCGCGCCCCACTATTGCGAAGGGTCATCGTCCAATACCTCAACCTTAGCTAAGGTGTCTAAAAACTCTGCCCCAAACATCGGTACGGTTTGCCCGCTTGTGCGTAAACACTCCCAGGCTAGCCAGTACACATCGCTTTGCTTTTCATCATCTCTAAAGGCTTTGTGAAAACCTTTTTTAGCGTATAACTCAAAGGCGTACTCAATACGTGGCGTAATCTGATGATCCGATACGCTGCCGTCTGCCCTTGTTATTTTAAGTTTTGCCATTGTGTTAGCCCCTTTGCTTAGTTGGTTATACGGTTACATCTACAACAATAACGCTGTTGCAGGTAAAAGTAATAGATTGTGTAGAGATGTCTCCTACTGCGCCGTTAATATCTGTAGTGTTATTAACTAGTACAGTAGTTTGATACTCAGGGTTTGCAGCCGAGATAACTGCGCTTGTTTGCTTTAGCGTTAGTGGCACAGTTGTACCCCAAGCAGCTTGCAAAGTCTGTAGTACTTCGCTTGTAGCAGTATCGTTAAGAAAGTCTAAGGTAATAGTGCTGGCCTCTAGGCCCTTTACAAACTTATGTGCGCTATCGCCCATAGCTGTTACCTCTAGCTCGTCAAAAGTGCGGTTAATTGTTGCGCTTGTTACGTGGTCAGATAGGTCAACGCTATTAAGTGTGACCACTACCCCGTTAGATAAAAATATAGCCATAGCTTATGCCTCGTCCTTTTCTGTGGTGGTTTCTGTAATTGGTTTTGGTTTTGTTACTTTAATCTCGGTAGGCAATTCTTGGCCTATCTTAATTAAAAACGCTTTATCCTCATCTGTAAGTGCCATTAGTTAGCTCCAGCTCGTTAGTATGCTTATTTGTAAATCTGCCGTTAGATAGTCACCTGCGGCGACGCTTAGTACGCTTGGCGCGCTTACGCCAGTAACATTAAATACGATTGCGCTATTAGCTAGTTTAGTAAACACAGCTACTATTGTGTCCTCTATGCCAATTAGGTTAGAGGCGTTGTCAAACATTGGTACGGTCATAATAATCTTAAAATTAGCCATAGGCGATATAGTTGCCTGAGAGTTATTACTTGGCGTGATATATGGATCCGCAGGGGCAACCACCACAGCGCTAGATTGCATAGTGCTAGGCGGGTAGTTAAATACCGTCCACACGCCAGGATTAGCCAGGGCTGCAGCTATTGTGCTGCGTAAGGTAGTTATAGCTGCAGGCATTAGCCGACCATACCCGCTGGTGATAAATACGGGGCCAGTAACCCGCGCACGGATGCCATAAGAGTATTGGACATCTTAAAGGGGCTAGGGCTGTAGCCGTCTAGGCTAGTGCCGCCGTTTTGTGTGCTGAACCTAGATGTCCAGATATTTTCTGCCAGCATTAAGGCCGCTGCGTTTATAGCTGGGGTATTAGCGTAGGTAGC